GTATGAAAAACTTTCGACCGACAAGATAATGGAATTCATTGAACATGCGATGATCCTTGTTGAGGAAATGGATGTCCGCTTGTGGGGCCTGAATCCATTGCCTGACCATGGCGCCTACATGGAAAACCGGCCTTTCGGTCTCGCCTCTTATATAGGCGGACCGTGGCAGGGCCATTATAGGAATCCTTTGCGGTATGATGAAAAGATGACCCTCAAGGAAGATTTTGACATGACGTTGCAAGTCTTAAACCGATACCGGCGGAATCTGCGCTTTAATGGTTATTCTTATGTTTGTGCAAAACACACAACAACCGGAGGATGTGCTACTTATAGAACGATAGAAAAAGAAAAGAGCCAAAATGAAGCGTTGAAAAAGAAATGGGGGTCGGCTATCGTTAAAACAGATTCAGGTAATCGCCATGTTAAGAGGAAAAAAGGTAAAGCTTATGATATAAATCCAATTATTAACATTCCAATTAAAAGCCGATGAAAAGACCCGACAAAGCAAGATACCAGTTCTGGGACCAGAAGGACGTCATAATAACGCCTGAAATTATGGGCAAGGGCGTCTTCAGGGGAAACAAGGAATACAGCGAGACCCTGAAGTTTTCCCTCTGCCGCAATGTCTTTGTCAGCCGCATGACGATAGAGGGAAGCCGTGAAGATTGTCTCGATATAGTCCGGGGCGAAAATTACACCTTCGACCGCTGCACCTTCATTATTCGTCCTAAAGTTGCAAAGACTGCCAGACACATAACGGTTAAAGGCGGGGCGAAAAATATACTCTTCGACAACTGCCTATTCATAGGCCGGGGCTTCTGGCCGTGGCAGTTGCAGCTTGGCGACTGGACCGACTATGACATACGCGACCGCTTTCCGACCCGGGACATTACACTGGATAATTGCGTATCGACCTTGCCGGAAGGGCTGACAACGCTTAGCATCTATGCCGAAAAGCCAAAAACAACATGGAATGTGTCTACCAGTGGCACGAAATACCGGACATGGAAGCTCTGGCCGCCTCTAAGGAAAGCCTATTGGCAATTCAAGCGGCTGACTAACAGCGAACGCAAAGACCTCGACCATGAGATTAGAGAGTGGGAGGTATAACTAACCGCAATGCCTTCCAGAAAGCCAGTATTCGCCACACACAGGCCTTACCGGGCCACAGGGGTATCAACACACCTGCGCCGGGGTGAAAAGCAATCCTCGTTCAATTTTACTTGCAATACAGAGCCGACAACTTACAGTAACTATTACTATGCCGAGAAAGAATAAACCGGGCGCCGGACGCCCGCGTAAGGTTATTGATGAGGACCAGCTTGAAAAGATGGCTATGTCCGGGCTGACTAATGATGAAATGGCTTCGATTCTCAATGTTTCGGATGATACCCTTATTAACAATTATTCGGGGGTCATAAAAAGAGGCCGCGCTAATCTCAATATGTCGCTCAAGCGCAGGCAGATAAAAGCCGCAATGGAAGGTAATGCAACTATGCTTATCTGGGTAGGCAAGCAGTATATGGGCCAGAAGGACAGGCAGGATATTAGCCATGAGGATCAACAGCCGGTCAATATCACGGTAAAATATGTCTAAGCCGCTCGCCGTAGAGGTCGCTATACCGAAGGCATTCCGGGACCTGGTGAAAAAAAAGGCTCGCTATAAAGGGTATTATGGGGGCCGGGGCTCTGCGAAAAGTCACAGCTTTGCCGCCTCGCTATTACTAAAGGGCTTCAACGACCGCCTTCGCATATTGTGTTGCCGGGAAATTCAGCGGTCGATCAAGTCCAGTGTGAAGCAGCTTCTGGATGACAAGATCAAGGAAATGAAGCTGGAGCGGTTTTACAATTCCACCGAGACATATATTCTTGGCACTAACGGCACGATGTTTCTTTTTGCGGGCCTTAGAACAAACCCGGAGACCGTGCAAAGTTATGAGGGGGTTGACATTGCATGGATTGAAGAAGCGCACAAGGTAAGTGAGCGGTCGCTGGAAATCCTTCGGCCTACGGTGCGCCGGAAGGGTAGCGAAATCTGGGCAAGCTGGAACCCGGAGCATGACAGCGACCCGATTGACCGCATGTTGAGACAAGAGCCACCGCCGGGCAGTATTGTCAAGAAGGTCAGCTTTCGCGATAACCCGTTTTTCCCGGACGACTTAAGGCGGGAGATGGAATATGATTACCGACGCGATATAGACAAGTATCACCACAAATGGGAGGGGGAATACAGGCAGGTTTCCGAGGCGCGAATATTCCACAACTGGACAATTAATGAGTTCGATACACCGGAGAAGGCGCGCTTTTTCTTCGGTGCCGACTGGGGTTTTGCAAATGATCCGACAGTGCTTATTCGCTGTTATATCGATAGAAACAAGCTATATATTGACCGCGAGGCCTACCAGGTGGGCTGTGAGATCGACAAAATACCGGACCTTTTCGACAAGGTTCCCGGGGCGCGCAAGTGGCCTGTAAGGGCAGACAGTGCCCGGCCTGAGACAATCAGCTATTTGAATAAGCGGGGTTGGAATATCCGAAGTTCCAAAAAGGGCAAGGGCAGTGTCGAAGATGGCATTGAATATCTGAAAAGCTTCGATATTGTTGTTCATCCCCGGTGCACACACACGATAGAAGAGCTTACGCACTATTGCTATAAGGTTGACAGGCAGACCGATGAGATTATACCGGTTCCTGAAGATGAGAATAACCATGTTATTGATTCCCTTCGCTATGCCATGGAATCGCACAGGCGCAAAGGGACCTGGGGGCCTGCATAAAAAGGGCTTGCAATACACAGTGTTATGCATAAGTTCGCTATAAAAAGGATATGAGTATTTGGGATAAGCTTCGCTTTAAGGCTCTTTCACCTTCGCAGGTCCGGTTTCCGGGCAAGTCGTTTGTGTTCTTTGGTCAGCCGAGGGCAACGCAGCGTGACATGGAAAGGGATGTAGGGGACGGGACTGGGGCCAATGTATTCCTGACGCCGGTGCGCTGGATGCAGCGGTCATTCAATGAGGCGGCAATAAGTGTTGAGCGGGGCGGCGAGGTTGTCGAAGATCACCCGCTTGTGCAGCTTGTGAATAAGCCAAACCCGTTCTATTCAGGCCAGCATTTATTTGCCGGGACGCTTCTTTCCCTGGCGATTGACGGTAATGCCTACTGGCTGTGTGTGCGCAATGGCAATGGCCGTATTATTGAGCTGTGGTATGCGCCTCACCACTTTATTAAACCCAAGTTCCCGGATGACGGATCGGAGTTCTTAACAAGCTATGAATACAAGGTAGGCGGGAAGACACAGAATCTTGATATCGAGGATGTGATCCACTTCCGCGACGGTCTGGACCCGCAGAACCTTCGCCTTGGCCTGTCAGGGATGAAGTCGCTGATGCGGGAGATATGGACCGATCAGGAAGCTTCGGTTATGGTGGCGGCCCTGATGCGTAATGGCGGTATCCCGGGTGTTGTGGTCTCACCGGACAGCGATGAACCTATAGACAGCGATGACGCCGAGGCGGTGAAGGAGTATATTGATGTGAATTTCACCCGCGAGAACCGGGGTAAGCCGCTTGTAATGAAGGGTAAAACGAAGGTGGAGCAGTTCGGCTTTTCGCCTCAGCAGATGGACCTTTCGAAGGTGCGCAATATATCCGAGGAGCGCGTGTGTGCGGCTCTTGGCGTCCGTGCGGTGATTGTCGGCTTCGGGACGGGATTGCAACAGACCAAGGTAGGGGCGACGTTAAAAGAGGAGCGCAAGCTGTCATGGCAAAACGGCATCATCCCGATCCAGCGCATTGTTGCCGGGGAGCTGGAGAATCACCTGTTGCCGCTGATGGAGCGCAATACGCGAAACACCCATGTTACCTTCGACAATAGCGAAGTGTCGGCCCTTCAGGAGGATGAGACTGAGCGGATCAAGCGTGTGACAAGCCTTGTTGATGGCGGGCTGTGGACGGTAGCCGAGGGGCGCGAGGAAACCGGGAAGGAAGTGACCCCTGCGGACAATGTATACCTTCGCGATATGTCTAAGATCGAAGTTCCCCGGGGCCGGGCGGCAGGGCAGAGGCAAATTGAACAGAGGGCCAGGAGAGAGGTGTTCAAGAGGAAACAAGTTAAGCAGGACGATCCGGGGTTCTCGACATTCGAGCGGCGGATCAGCGAAAGGCCGCGTGTTACGAGCCCGCCGGAACAGCTTATCCGGCTTATGGACAACCTGGACCGGCTGGCACTGAGTCTGCCGGGGCCGATGGAAGAGGAGCTTCTAAAGTTCTTTGTCAGCCTTGGTGCTGCCGCCGAGCAGGCCGCTTTGCCTGTTGTGAAGCAGGCCGAGGAAAACCTGAATAGCGAACAAATCCTTGAGGGTATGGCAATGCAGGATCATTTACCGCTTTTCAAGGAAATCCATGAGCGGGCCTATATCCGTGTATCGAAGGAAGTAGATAAAGCCGTATCCAGCGCAATAGGCGTTGAGGTGGGTATACCGGACCCGCAAGCGAGAGCGATTATAGCCGCCGGCGGTAGGCGTGCCGGGCTGATTGACCTGACCGCGCAGAGCAGGCGGGCAATCTTTGACCGACTTGTTGAGGGACGCGCTGAGGGGCTTGCCGGAGCGAACCTGGCCCGGTTTATCCGCGACAAGGTAGAGAGCGGCCCCTGGAGTTCACCGGCTATAAGGTCGCGCGTCATAGCTCGGACCGAGACCCGCCATGCGCAGGGGGTCAGCGTTGTTGAGAAGGCAAAGGCAATTGACGGCGTTGAGCGTATGTTGATGTTTGATGACCGCTCGGATTTCCACCTTGAGAACCCCTCCCATGTCGAGTGTCACATGATCGATGGACGCATTGTGACGATTCAGGAGGCGGAAATATTGATGCAGCAGGAGCACCCGAACGGGACGCGGGCGGCGACCCCGGCCCCGGAGAGTTTGATTGAAGAAATGGGGTTTGAGTAAAATTTAGAACTTATTAATAAGGAGGAGCTATGGAGAGGAAGACAGTAAAAGCTGAGGTGAAACAGATCACCGACGAAGGGGAATTCGAGGCCGTTATCGCGACGCTGGGCGTCGTGGACCTGGACGGCGATATTATTGAGCAGGGGGCGTTTTCGAGCGATCCCGTTGCGGTATTGCCGACCCATGACAGCCGGGCAATCCCATTAGGCAAGGCGCGTATTGAGGAGCGGGGCAACCAGGCGATAGCAGTCGGGCGGTTCAACCTTGATA